AGAGCTTCGCAGGTGTCGATCACGTACAACTCCTGAGCGCCTTTCCCGAAACTGTAGAGCTTCATCCTTCAGCCTCCTGCGTAGGGTTCGCTTATCGGGCCTCTTCCATGCGCACACGCCGCCACAGAGCCTTCAGGCGGGCCAGTATACCCCTGCGCTGCACAACGCCCGTCACGGGGCGATATCGGTGCTGTGTGGGGTCGTAGACGTAGATGGAGCCACCCCACTTGCGGATCTTCGTGCTCTTCGGCGTCACTTCCAGCAGCGGCATAGCTCTCCTCTACGGTGTGAACGTGCGAACAGCTTCTACTATACGCCCGGCTTCGTCGTTCGTCATCTGCGAGCACGTAGGCAGCCCCACAATGCGCGGTGCAAGCGCCTCGGCCGTAGGACACCGCCGTTGCTGCTCTTCCACGTAGCCCTGCCCCATCGCGCGCACAAGCGCAGGCTGGTGATACACGGGCTCCGAGTAACGGTGCCGGATCTCTACCCCGTGGCGCTGCACGTGAACGGCGAATGCGTTGCGGTCCACGTCTTCGGCTAGAAGAATCGGCAGCCAGAAGAAACCGTGGGAAATCCCTTCGTCAGGGCGCATCGTGGTGAGCCACGGGAGGTCGTCGATCTGATCCCATATCAAGTTGCTTTGTCTCCTGCGCCGCTCCTGGATAGCCGGGAACCGCGCGAGCTGGGCGCGGCCGACAGCAGCAGCAGCTTCAGGCATGCGCCAGTTCCACCCCGACATAAGGTGCGTGTGATAGTCCGTCATCCCGTGGCTGCGCATGGCTCTGATCCTTGCCGCCTGATCCGGCTTATTGCAGATCACAAGGCCGCCCTCGCCAAGGGTCGTGATGTGCTTGGTGGCGTAGAAACTCAGGCACCCGTAGTCGCCAAGCGTCCCAGCGTAGGCGCCGCAGTCCATAGCGCCGTGCGCCTGGCAAGCGTCTTCGACGACGCCAATGCCCATCTTCATTGCCATGTCCGCAAAGGGCAGCACGCTGACCATATCGCCGTACATGTGAACAGGACAAACGGCCGCGAGCTTCGACGTTGTCCGCATCAGCTCGATAGCGGAAGCAGGGTGCATTTGGCCGCGCTCGTTCACGTCGGCGAAGACCGGGGTGCCGCCCAGCGCAAGGATAGCCTCAACCGTCGCGTAGAAAGTCAGCGGCGACGTTACGACTCGGTCTCCTGGTCGGACGTATTGCGACAGGGCAAGGAAGAGTGCAGCCGTCCCCGAGGATACGGCAACCGTCTCTTCGACTCCGAGCCATTCCGCGCATTGGCGTTCAAAGGCTTCCACTTCCGGGCCGTTCCCCGCGAGGCGACCTGACGCCAGAACGCGCGCGACGGCTCTTTCTTCTGCAACGCCGAGACTAGGACGTGATGCAGGTATATGCCCCACATGTGCCACATCTGCGCTCCTCTCTGCAGCCATTACGCCAGACCCTTGAGATGCTTGACAATGTCGCGTATGCCGCTGTCCATATGCCACATGAACTCGAATCCGAGCTCAAGCAGCTTGGCTGACGACATCTGGTAGCTGGCAAAGCCCCGGCGGTACGCTACATGCCGCAGGCCAGTGTCCCCAGCTACCTCGCGCGTTATGTCGGCAACGTCGTTGATCTGATAGTTACCCTGGACAACGTGATACAGCTCCCCTTCGGCGTCCTCGTGCTCGGACAGGAACTTGATAGCCCTGGCGCAATCTTGGTTGTGAACGAACGGCCGATAGTTCGACCCGTCGCCGTGGACCGCAAGCAACTTCCCCTGCAGCGCAAGCTTCGGGAACAAGTTGGCAACCAAGTTGAAGCGGATGCCCGGCCCCCACCCGTAATTCGTCCCCAGGCGCGCGACGGTGTAGTTGCCGCCCCATTCGGCCAGCAGCACCTCAATGGCGGCTTTCGTCTGCGCATACGGGTACATGGGCTGCGGGCTGCAAGACTCCGTGTACACCTGATCTGCGTGGTCTTCGTTGCCGCCGAAGACGTTAGCCGAAGACGGGAAGAAGAGCCGCGTATTGGGCTGACACAGCTTCATGACGGCCGCTGGCTTCTCGTAGTTCTCTTCCCACATCAGACGCTCACGCTCGCCGCTCGTCTCGGCCTCAATCTGGCCGGCCAACAGGTACACGATGTCAGGGGCTCCGTCCACGACGAGCCTTCGCATGAGATCCGCGTCGCCGATGTCGCCCTCGGCAAAGTGCTGCCCGAGCCTGCTCAACCGGCTGACGACGCCGGGGTTGAAGACGCGATCCACGACGGTAAGCCCAGGCGTGTCAGCGTACAGCTCGATGAGAGACCGGCCTATGTATCCAGCCCCTCCGAGAATCAGAATCCTCTCAGCATCCATTCCGTCGCACCTCCTCGTTTCTGTTTGCGATACACGCCAGCACTTCTTCCCTTTCCTCTGCCTCTTCCAGGAGACCAAGGAATGTCATGTCAACAATGCAGCGCACCAGTGCACAGAGTTTGCCAGTTTCTTGCTTGCACATCTCAGCCGCTAGCGTAGCGATTGCTTCAGGCGGCGGCACGGCCTTGATCTTGATCTTGTCCTTGACCCTAACCTTGGCGGGCGGAGGCACGCCAAGATTACACACCTCAATCCCTGCGCGTTTGTATAGCTGGGAAAGATGCCGATGGAGGCCGACTATGACGACTGCCGTTACGCCGTCCACCTCGACGCCGCTGCGCGTCCCTGCGCGTGCAGGATTCCGGACCTCTACAGGCTCTGCCGGCCATTCCTTGCGTGCGACAGCGCCGGCGTTGGCCACGCGCCCCTGAAAACCATGCCCGTTGTCAACGTATAGAAGAACCACGGCCTACCCCTTTGCGCGAATACGCCGCTCGATCAGTGCAACTACCGTGTCCCGGTTCTTGCCAGCTACCTCTGAGTCTTTCATCGCCCCCAGCGTCTCCAGGTCGTCGATGTCTTTCAGGGCCTCCCCAACCTTGCGGACGCTCATGTCTGCAACGGGTGTCATGTCGCGTGAGGGGAGCGCAGCCGCCTCAGGGGCAGCCTCGGGGGCCTCCTTGCTGCTATCATCCTCTGGCGGGCTCGCGGCGTCTCCTGCGGGCTCTCCGGCGCCCTCAGCGTCATCCTTGAGCCCCACCACGAAATGCGGGTTCTTGGAACCCAAATTCGCCAGCTTGGTGTTGATGGCCTCGTGGGCCTCCTGCCGGTCCCCGTCGGCCGCCTCGGCGTCAGCCAACTTCTGCAGCCACTCAGCGCTCGTTTGCGATGCTACGACAGCTCGCAGGTTCGGGATAGGCAACTGCAATGCTGCCGCTATCACGTCTGCGTCAATCGTGACCGGCCCTTTCCCAACGCCGTCCACTGGGCCGCCAGGACGCGGCACGCGCACCACTTGCTTGTGCATACGCCCGTAGTCGTCGGCGATCTTCTGCGCGTCGTCAGGCACGACAACCGCAACCACATTCCCGATAACAGGGCCGTCGTACTTCGCAATCTGGATAGGCCGCACTACCATGCCGGGAAACGTCGAACGCGCAACGGCGCGGCATGCGGCGTTCCATTCGTTCTCGTCGGGCTTCGTGTAGATGACCACGCACTCCGGCTCCGTGCGCTTGCGCTCGGGGATCTTCCGCATGTCCACGAACTCAACCTCAGCCTCCACGTACGCCTTGTACACCTTCTCGTCCTCAGTCGCCAGCACATGGCCGCGGACCTTGCGCGCATCGACGCCGGTGCTGTCTACCGCAGTAAAGTACCGCGGGTTGAGAAACTGATATTCATACTCAGGGAACCGCTCGTTGACGGCGATCCACGCCTTGTCCTTGTCCTTGCCCGGATCAAGCCAGATGATCACATACCCTCGGTCTGCCATGTTCGCCTCTCAGTCCGTGCGGCAATAAAAAGGCGTCGCACGAGACGCACGGGAGTGCCTCGGCGACGCCTGTTCTCTGGTGCGTAGGGTTCTGGCAGTGATGCCTACAGCGTAAGCATCCGCACGCCAGCGCAACTCTTGTTGTCACTCGCGACCTTGCTCCAGTTTGCGGAACTCCCCAGGGCGGCGTCGGTCGGGTTCGCGCTTCCGGTAAAGTCGAACCCCTTGACGCCCAGCGTAAAGGCATGCTCCCCCTGGAGACGGATCTGGATGTTGTCGTATCCTGTGACCTGTTCCGTGACGACCGTCTTCTCCTCGCTCTCGCGCACGGTTACGCCACCGCGCACCAGACCCAGAGTGATGTATGTGTCGGCCGTTCCGGAGATGATCAAACTCGAAGAGTCCGTGATCACGACGGGAAGCCCAAGCGTGCCCGGCATGCCCCCGTAGATGGTGCGATCCGACACATTGGTGATCTTCAGCGCTTGCTGCTCCTTCATCAGATCCGCAACCACCTTGGAGTGCATGACCCACGCAACGAGCCTCCCCGCTGCATCTCCCATCAGGAACTTGGTGTCGGTGAGCCCCGCTGTGGTAATCGTAGCGCCGGAGTCGTCGTTCTCCAATGCAGACACACCGTCAAGTGCCGATTCGGCCGCCATGATCGCCGTGTCAAGGTAGTCCTGGAACATTGCCGGCCCTGCTTGCTGACCGAAAATGTAGCTGAACTCGTCCTCGTCGGAGCCGATCTTCTTCCACGCGGACAACGTCTGCTCAACCGGTCCGATACCGCGAGATATCTTCGGTTCGGCGGCGTCGTCCTGCGTCATAGCCTTGCTGGTGACGGAGGAAGTAGATGTGGGATCACGCCGGCGAACCAAGTCGCTGACGTTCTTGAAGAAACTGCGCTTGCGCCAGTCTCCGCGGTGGATGTCCGTGAGCAGCTCGATAGCCCCTGCCGACGCTCCGTTGAACGCGTCGATGTTCTGCTGTATGACCTCGTATGCACCCTCAAAGAGTTCATCCTGATAGATGACGAGATCGCCTTGCGTGCCGACTGCCATGGCATGCGGTCCTTTCTGTTGCGGCAGGGGTCATGCGACGCCGGCTACTCAGGCAACGCGCGGTAAGCTTCCCTGCCATGTTTGCGGATAAACAACACCTTGTCCTTGTCGGCCATATCTGACCGTTTCGCCGTCGATCCAGGCGCACCAGCGCCCTTGTCGCCCTCTCCGCTTCCAGAGCCCCCAGAGGCGCCGAACGCCCCGCTGTAAGCCTCGTTGCCCTTCAGCTCTGCAACGATCAGCTCCTCAAGCTCCATCGGGTCCCCTGACTTGCCGATGCGCGCCTGCCCCGGTTTCAACGGGTTAAGAACGCGAACCGTCATGACGCCGTCTTTCAGCTCCGTGTCGGTCATGTTCCTGATGGCCGGCAACAGTAGCACCGGGTTCCCCTTCACGTCATCGCGGGCGAGGATCTGCGTAGCCTGGGACTCGATCAGCTCCTGCTCAAGCTGCGTCCGCATGGCGTCGCGGTCGGCGGAAACCACCGCCATGGCCTCGGCGTGCTGCACCTTCACAGACTCGACGAACTCACCCTTCCATTCGTCAAATTTGGCCTTGGCCTTGCCGGCCTCCAACTTCGGGTCCAGCTCGTCGAACTGCTTGGCCTTGGACACTATGTCAGAAGCCGTGTCCGGATCCATGTCGCCGAAGCGCTTGAGCTTTGTCTGTGCCGTGTCGCGCTCCTCCCGAGCGCTCTCCACGCTGTTCTTGAGCCCGGTGACGTTCTCCAGAGCGAAGCCGTCGCGACCTTCCACGACCAGGAGGTATTTCCCCTCGGCGTTTTTGGCGAACTCAACACCAAGCGCCTTTGCTGCGTCGGTGCTCAGGTGCTCTGTGATCGCGGTGTGCTCCTCCTCCGTCAGTACGGCCTTTACTGCCATGACAGCCTCCCGCTGTACGCGCATCCCGCGCGATTTGTGTTGCAGGCGTTACGCGTGACGCATCCCGCGTCATGTGCTCGGCCTGCTGTTATGCGTGTTGTCCCAATATCGTCATGCGTTACGCGAACGTCAACCTGCGTTACGTCAGCGCCCTTCTCTCGCCTTCAGCTCCTTGATCGTCAGTATGCGGTTCTGACGGTTTACGAAGCTGCCGATAGGCTCCCCAGCCTTGAAGCGATCGAAGCGGCCGCGCCCCAGAGCTTCAAGCTGCGTCGCCTGCTTCTGCTTGCCTATCCACTGCGCGTATGTCGTGTCGGCCGGGACGTCGCCGTTCATCGTCCATCGGTGCCCCTTCGGCACGTCGTCAATGTCAATGCCGATGTCGCGGAAAGACTTGGTCACTCCCACCCAGCTACATCGGCAGCCGAAATGGAGGGGAATCTGCGGCCTGTTCTCGCCTTTGTGAAAGAGCTTCCCGTCCAGGTTCGCACAAGCAACGCACGTCTTTGTGTCGAGCGCAGCAGACCACTTCCAGCCCTTCAGGAGCCTGCTGTTGGCCTCCAGCATCGCTTCGCGTGCTTGACTCTGCGCATGGGACATTGCTGTGCGAGCAAGCGTCTGCGCCTCGTACCGCTGCCATCCCAACACCCCATCCCGGAAGCCGTTTTTTCGCAGGCCCCGTATGCGCCGCGCCACCTGGTCCACGGTCTCGCCGTTTACCAGCCCCAGCTTGACGGCCTGGTTGAAGCGCGCCAGCGTTTGCCGGCCAAGCTGCTGCGTCCACTCGCTCAGCACCTTCCCGCTGAATGGCGTCTTGAGCGCCAAGGTGCGCAACAGATCGGTCCCCGGCAGCAGCGTTTCGTACTTGACCGGCAGCGTATCGTCGAACAGCTTGCTCTGCCAGCTCACTTCGTCGATAGATACGTCAACCATTTCCTTTGCGATCAGCCGCCGAACGTCTGGCATCAGCCCTTCGGCCATGCGTCGGTATGCCGCCGACAGCTCCCGCAGGCGCTTGGTCGTGACGGGACCAGTGTCAAAGCCCTTCGCAGCAGCACGCACCAGACGCCCGGAGAGCTGATCCATGGTGTCTTCGTGCGCCGCCCACAGCAAGTCACGCACACGCCGTGCCGTGCCGTTGTTGACGTGCTGCAGCCGCAGGTCGTGCAGTATGGTCCGGTCAAGGATCGTCTCGTTGACCGTCAGCGCTTGCGACTTAGCCATTCCAAGTACGGAGCGTCGCGTTGGAGACATTGCGCATGAGGCGCCTGAACTTCCGTTCCGTGCATTCTGCCTTGGAGTCCTTGTACGCCTTCCGCAGCAGTTTCACCCTCGTCCCACGCATGGCCACTCTCCCCGTTGTGTGCATTAAGTAGGGGCGGCGTGCTCCCCTAGCTACACGCCGCCCCTCCGCCCGCTCTGGGCGGAATTACACGCCCTCTTCGTCTTCAAGGTCAGGCTCAAAGGAACCCTCCAGGTCACTCTCTTCTGCCGCGTCGGCAAGCTCCTGGTCCACGTCCACGTCGTCAGACAGCACCCCGTAACGCTTGTGCTCAATGAGCAGCCTGCGGCCCGTGATCTTGCCCAGGCCGTAAAGGCTCTGGACGTCCTTCAGCGGGCTCGTGCTGAGAGCGGCCGGGGTAAACTCCTGGTTGATGTTGACGGCGAACCCCTCCGACAGCTTGCGCGCCTGCCAGTCTGCTGCTATCGCAAAGCCCTGCTCAAAACCAGCTTCCAGGTTGTGAGTGATCAACTGCAGCTCGCTGATCATCTCGCCCTTGTCAATTTGCACTTGCGTAGCCGTTACGGACACGTCCGGGCGCGGGGTGAGCATGTCCGTCCCAAGGGAACGCATCTGCTCCTGGAGGTCGATGAGCTGCTGCCTCCCCGCTTCAATAGCCGCGCCGCTGTGCTCGACAACTTCGGCATGGGCATCCGTGTTGCGGTTGACGAGGGCCTTCGTCACGCCGATGTCGATAGTGCTGGCGTCGTCTGGCTCCCACCCGTACAGCGCAAGCAGATACGTCCGCGCCATATGAAGAATGTTGTGCTGATCGCTTGAGGACTGCCAGTGCTGCAAGTTGACCCACGCCAAGTCCTCAAGGGGGGAATACGCTGTCATGAGGGCCAGCCGCTTGGCGTAGACAGTAACGAGCGGGACGTAGCCGAGAGTGTTTTCAACGCTTTCGACGAGCGGCCACTGACTGCCCGCCTTCTCCGGCTGCCGGTATCGCTCGATGTGGTCAGGATAGTAGACGCGGACGTACTTCACCTGCTTCTCGCCCCAGTCGCCGCTCTGTTCCACGTCCACTTCGCGCACTCGCACCCTGTCTAGGACCTCCACGCCGTCTTGCCTGCGGCCGCGCCAGCCGATCACATTCTGCGAGTCGGCGCGCACAAAGTAGGGCCGGACCTGTAGGTCTATCTCGTCGCGCATTGTCAGAGCACGGCCGTTGCGGGCCTCGATGTCTCTGGTGTTGGGATATGCAACGAAGAAATGGGCCTTGCCGAATGTCAAGAGATCGTCAAGAAGTTGCCCGGCGTAGGCGTTGATGTCTCTGCCGGCCAGGTCCACGTCGCTGGCTATCTCCTCGTCCTTGGCGCTGGGGTCCGTCAGCGTGATAGGCTTCCGCAGCGGCTCCCCCGACAGCACGGCAATAGTGCGGCCGAATGCGTTGTACAGCACCGAGCTCTCCCGCCTGTCGTCATACTGCGTGTCGCCCTCAGACCCGAACTGCGGCAGGTACGTGGTCTTCGCCGCCTGCATATCAAGCGTCCCGCCCTTCAGCGCAACGGGGAGCGCCCAGTGGCCCGCCATGTCGTCGTACGCCGCAATCGCTGAGTTTACTGTTGCTTCTGCCATATCGTGCTCCTGTCGTTGCTGCGAATATCACCTACTGCATAGCGTTACGTCAAGCGGCCGACGTTTGCCCGAAGTCAAGCACTTCCTGCGCCAGGCGGTTGGCGGCTATCTCGCAATACCTCTCCTCTATCTCAATGCCGATGCTGTGGCGGTTCAGGTCCTTCGCGGCGCGGAGGGTGGTGCCGGAGCCCATGAAGGGGTCGAGGACAGTGCCATGCTCATCCGAGCCAATGCCAACCAGAGCGAGAAAGAGCGGCAGCGGCTTGGGGCAAGGGTGGCCCCACTTATCCTTGCCTGCCGCAATCGGCGCGTGGATGATGTCCCGGCTGGGCGGGTTCTTGGGATAATGCCCGTAGAAGAACACCGGTTCCCACAGGTTGCGAGAGACCGCCTGTGGTCCGCTCAACCGATTCGCACCCATAGAGTTGGTTTTCAGCCACGACAGGACCCACCTGGGTTGTGGGTAGGCGCAGATATTTGATATTCCCGGCGTAAGCAGGACGTCGATCCCGGCCGTCGCGAAGCCCGCGACGGCATCCACGGCTGGTCCAATGTCATCAGAGCCCCCCTCGTATACGAACCCGACCCCATACGGCGGGTCGGTCAACACCAGGTCCGCCTTGGGCAGCTCCGGCAGGATCTCGCGGCAATCACCGTGATAGATCGTGGCCCAGTCGTCTTGGTAGTATGGCGTCATGTTCCCTTTCCTTGCCTATCTGCTTCCCAGAACGTCGTTGAGCTCCTTGACGGCCGTGCGCTTGCCGATCACCGGGAACTTGTAGACCACGTAGTAACCCAGAGAATCCGAAAGATGCGTGAGCCCGTCGTCCTTGTGCTTGCCCTTGTCTATGTCGCCATCGGACGTCCGCGAGACGCCTTCCAGGTCCAGCACCATGTGCGGGGCCTTCATAGGATCGACCATCAGCCGTACGCCGCCGTCTACGGACAGCAGGCGGCTACACAGCGCGTTGACGCGCCCTCGCACGGATGGGCTGCCCTTCGGAACTCGGTATGTCACGCGGCGCCCGAAGCTGTTCAGCAGCTTGCCGCGTATTAGGTCCCAGTCTGTGCCTTCTGTCTGCGAAGATGCCCGCGCGCCACCCGTAGGATCTCCATAACACACAATGGCACCCTGGTGGTCCTTGTATAGCTCGTACAGCTCGTCGCACACCTTCGGGGTGTTGCTGCCCCTCTGGATGTATACTTCGCCTATCACGCCGGTCCCCACTTGCCCAGCGGGCGGGGGCAGTAGCATTTCCTGGCAGACACAAGCGACGCCGGGCTCCACGTTGAAGTCAAAGCAGAAGATGAGCGGCTGTCGCGGGTCATACTCAAGCTTGGCGCAGTGCAGGCGCTCGTCGAACGTGTAGTAGGCTCTACCCTCGAAGTTGATAAAGCTGGCCCCGAACTCCTGCTCGTACGTCATTGGGTCCATGTCGCGCTTCGCTTCCGCTATCTCGGCTCCCCTGCCGTACAGCGGCAACACAGACTCAGAACGCCAGTGGTAGGCACCCCAGGCAGACCGCGGCCCTTCCTTTTTCTGCATCGCCTTCGCTATGCGGTCCAGCTCGAAGAAATGGTTGCGCCCCTCTGGTGCGCTCTCCAGTATCGCCCAGCCGGCGCGGTCAGCAAGAGCAGGGCGGATATTCTCTTCCCAGGCACGCCCGCGGACGTTGGCAAACTCGGTGATGGCACAGCCGTCCCACGGCGTCCCTTCTATGCGCTCCGGCTTGTCGAGGCCCGTCACCCATATCTCAGCTCCAGTGATCAGCTCGACGTATTTGTCCGACTCCGACACGCGGCGCACCCACTCCGGGGGGAGGAACGCCTTTACGTCCTTCCAGAAGATCCGCACGGCCTGTTGATGGGTAGGTGCTCCGAGGAAATACCTGGGGTCTGGATACTCGCTGCCGAGGACAGCGCGATGGATCATTATGCGCTTGCTCATTTCGGTGCCGCCAGAGCGCCGCCCCTTCGGCAAGGTGATGAACCTGTGGGCGGAGTGCAGGAATGCTTGCTGCTCGTCGTGTTGCGCCATGGGCGTCCAGCGGGGC